GTAGTATTAGCCATGCTCTACCTCCTAACTATAAACTTTAATCCACTCGCAATGTACACTGGCTGTGTCTCCAGAAGTAACTGCGGGAAGAGTTAGTATAACATCTCCATCAGCTCCAGAAGCTTCAGTATTTTTTATTCCACCAATAGAACTAAAGTCTAAAAACCCTCGTCCCTCTAATGTTAGAAATGCAACATTACTAGTGGCATTCCAGTACAATCTTACAGCATCTACTTTTGCTGTCACTGAAACATTATACCAAACTTTATTTAATCGAACTCTAGAACACGAATTACCTGTGTTGCCATGTGATTTATTAAGACCAGAAACATCTACAAGTGTTCTTGTAGCATCTCCAGTACTATCTGAAATATTAGTGTAAGTCGTTATTAGTTTTTTATCGCCGTCAAGTTGTGTGACAGCTGAAACTGCATCCGCCATTTTTTATCCTCCTTTTCAAGAGTGGAGTCATTACACTCCACTCCGAGTTTGTTTATTATTCGTAAACGTGTCTACTAATTGCTGTGTAGTGTACGTTAAGTACTGCTGCTGCAGCGTCTCCGTTCTCTATTCCAATGTACGGAATTAAATCCACATCATTGGTTAAAGCCGCAGATTTAGCAGCTGCTTTACCTGGTTGAACTGCTGTTACTGCAGTACCCCCAGTAGAGCCAGCAGTAGATGATACATTATACTGAATACCATTTACAAAAATTGTCGCTTTTCTATCTGAATCAATTTTAATTTTGAAATGATAAGGTGTATTTGCTGCAACAGTAATTGGTAGTATACTGATATAATCAGTTCCACCTATGCTGTGAACAAAGTTCCATTTTGTAGCGGAAGTTAATGATTCACCATTAGTAGCATCAGTTGCAAACTTAAAGAACGCTTGATCAGCATCAGTTGCAATTAATTGATCATTAGTTAATTTTAAGCCAGCCCAAACTTTTTCGTTGTCAGTTTGCGCAATCTGAATTGAACATTCCCACTCTACTTGGTTTTCAGTTCCCCATTTAGTTCCGCTCCAAGCTGTTTGATTTGTATCTAAATGTGGCAACAAAATAGCTTGGTCTTGATCAGCCGTTGCTGTTGTCATTAAAATACCTGCTGAAGTTGCCGCGAAAGTAGTCAAAGCAGTAGTGTAGTTAGTACCTAATGTTTCAAAGTCTCTGTTAGCAATAACGAATGCTGCCAAATCAGAAGCTGAATCCGCATCAGGGTCTATAATAGCAACCGCATTAAGACCTGGTTTTTTTGAGAAGTATTCTTCTAAATAATATCTTCTTGCATCCTTTGCAGTCGTACCAAAAGTTCTGTCATGCACTACACCAGTTGTAGCGGTTTTACTTATTAATTTAAATCCGTTCTCCGATCTTACGGGTCCCGAAAAAGTTGTGTTTGCCATAATATTCCTCCTAGAATATTTAAATGTAGTCCCTAGGGGATAGTCGACTATACGCGTCTACATTTAATTTTTTTATTTAAATTTA